TTAGTTCAGGTAGCGAGGGTAACGCCGTGATATACAACAATGCAATAATGGTAGATTGCGGTGTTTCTCTCAAAGCCTTAAGCGAGGTAAAACGTTCCTTGAAAATAGTACTCCTTACTCATAAACACAGCGATCACTTAAAATTGCGAACCTTGCAACAATTGCAAGCTGAAAGACCAACCTTGCGAGTGGCTTGTGGCGATTTTCTCTTAGAAGAACTACCATGTATCAAGAATATAGATGTATTGCAAGTGGGTAAGATATACGATTACGGAGCGTTCAAGGTATCACCTGTAAAGCTGTACCACGATGTACCTAATTTCGGTTGGAGGATATTTCTACCCAACGGACAAAAGATATTCCACGCTACCGATACAGTACATTTGGAAGGTATCACAGCTAAGGGTTACGACCTCTATGCTATTGAGCATAACTATTGTGAGGAGTACATACAGCAAGCTATCGAAGAAGCACGAGCCAACGGAGAATATACCCACGCTTACGGAAGTATAAAAACACACCTGAGCATACAACAAGCAAGGGCGTTTATTGAGGCAAACAGAAAGGAAAGCAGCGAGGTATTAGAACTGCATAAAAGTAGAAGTTTTTATAAGTAAAATTTAAAAGACATGGAAAAACACATATTTTCCAAAGTATATGAGTATGAAGATAGACAAATACTCGTTCAGAAAGAATACAATGGAGATAATGAGACATACTCCACAAAAATAACTACATCTAATGGAAATTTATTGCTATCCTTAGATTATTTGTTTGCTACTGAAGAAGACTCTAACAAATGCTTTGACGCTTTGACAAAAGACAAAGCATTAGAAATCTTCAAGAAAATGAGAATTATAAAGTAATAACTATGGAAATACAAGGACGAATAAAACAGATATTCCCCTCTCAGCTGATACAAAACGGCTTTGAGAAAAGGGACTTGGTGATAGTAACGGATGAGCAATACCCGCAAACGATTATTATTCAATTCACACAGCAGCGTTGCGACTTACTCAATAATCTACAAGTGGGGCAAAATGTAAAAGTATATATCAATATCCGAGGGCGTGAATGGAGAAGCCCATACGGAGAGACCAAGTACTTTAACACCATTGAAGGTTGGAAAATTGAGGTGATACAGACTACTAATGTAGCTAATCAGCAGGCAGTACAGCAGCAACCAGTGGCACAAGCAACGCCTGCACCTCCTCCACAAAGAGCCCCACAGCAGGTACAACAACCACAGCTCTTTGATAACCATGGAAAAGAGCCTAACCCTGCGATATTCAACAATGAGGAAGATGATAATTTGCCTTTTTAGTAACTTAAAAAAATAATGGAAAAAATGGAAACAATATTTAAAGAGGGAATGGAGGTGTATGACCAAGTTAATTTCCCTAATGATGTTGGAATTATAACAGAAATTGTTCAATGTAAAGCAAATCAATTTATTGAGACTCCTATTAAGGTTAAATTTAAAAAGGGTTGTAATACTTACACTTTAGATGGTAAAAATTCCACTTTTAGTGACTATAAAGTGCTTTCAACAAAACCCTATAAAGTGGAATTAGTAGGATTTGAACAAAAAGCACCTATACCAACTTTTGAACATGCATTAGATTGGGTTATTTCTACAATAAAAGATAACTATTTTATAAAATTAGACAAACAATTAAAAGCTCTTAATAAGTTAATCATTCTAAGAGACTATTACAATGAAGGTTGGCAGCCTGATTGGGAAGACTCTTCAATAAAATATTGCATTGAAGTTTATTTAGGAGAAATAGACATTAGGGAAAGTCGTAGACTTATTTCAAGATCTTTTACATTTAAATCAAAAGAAACAATAAAAAAATTCCTTGAAGAACAAAGAGAACTCTTAGAAATAGCAAAACCTTTATTATGATGAAAGAAAAAACTCAAGTAGCTTATATCTACTGTTCTAAAGAAGGAACTCCTCTCAAATTAGCAGGTAAAGTTGATGATGGTAATCCAGCAACCTTATATAAGTTAGTAAATCAATGCTTTAAAAATGAAGGAGTCAAGGAATATAACATACGTAATAGTTTTGATGTAGCTAACAAACTTGTAATAGAAAAAGAAGTTAGCAGTTTAGGTCTAAATTTTAAATTAGAGTTTAAGTATGAGTAGAGAAATAAAAAGAACAGAATTAGATAGTTATGAGGTCTATATATTAGGCTTAACTATTTTAGAGGAAGTATAATAACAAAAAGCAAGTGGCGAAATTGGAAGTCGCTCCGTCTGGTTGGCGGGATTAGGATACGTTCGAGTCGTACGTTCGCTTTGGTTTGCGACTAAATGCAGGTTCGAGTCCTGCCTTGTTTTCAAAGACAATAACAATGAAAAAAGTAACAGCAATAACAGGAATAGTTTGCTTGTTTTTAAATTTCTTTCTAATCATTAACAAAGACTATATAAGAGCAACGCACGCAATGGTAATAGCAATATTCCTATTATTAATATTGAAAGATAATGAAAATAACAACGAATAATGGAAGCATTAAAAAAAGAAGCAAAAGATATTCAAGATTACTTAGAGATTAGTTGTTCAGATAATCCAGAGGAAATGGTTGAACGTATTAAAGAGTTATCGGTATATATGGCTCGTAGCGGTGAGATGCTCGCCAAGGCAAAGTACTTATACAACCAACGTACAACCGCTGAAATTACAAAGACTATCATAGCCATAGCAAAGGAACAATATCTATCGGCAACAGCTCAAAATGCCTTAGTTAAGGCAATCGCTCAAGAGGAGCAGTATCTTGTAGATTGGTTGGAGCGTATTAATCGCACTTGTACTCATCAGATAGAAGCCCTTAGAAGTCTTCTAAGTTATGAGAAAGAGAATTTAAGGATAACAAAAACGGGGTATTAAGAATTGTAATGTAGCCATTGTGCACCCCGATTGGCAAGCTCTCACGTTCGAGCCGTGAGCGGGGGCAAAAATTAAAAACATAAAGTAATGAGAACAATAAAATTTAGGGGATATAGTGAAAAAAAAGAAAAGTTTATATATGGTGATCTATTAACTTTTGAAAATTGTTTTGGTATTTCAGAAAATGAAGGTGAAAGAAATTTCTATATGGTAGAACCTAATTCAATTGGTCAATTCACTGGTATATATGATAAAAACGGAAATGAAATCTATGAGAATGACATCTTACAACTGAAAATAGATGGTGAAAAATACAACCCATTACTGGTGGTATATAGTGAAGTTTATGCAGGATTTTGTATGCTGTATGAACGTGTATTAAATAATGTCATTTATAAACCTCACAGACCCATTAATCCTAATTGGTGGGACGAAATTAAGGACGAAATAGAAATAATCGGGAATATATACGACAACCCCGAATTATTCAAACAATAATTAACAACCGATTTGAGAGGAGATTGAGTGCGCATAAATCTTTATCAAATCTCTAATTTCAAATCAAAATGAACGAGTATCAAGAGTTTTTAAAGAACAAAATCAAGATAGCTCCTAAACAAGGGTTTCCTTGTAACCTTGATGAGATTAACCCACGAATGAAACCACACAACCGATTAATGGTAAAGTGGATGGTAGAGGGTGGTAGGCGTGCCTGCTTTGCTTCTTTTGGACTACACAAGACCGTTACACAACTTGAAGTGGTACGAGTGGTGCTCCAAAAGTCAGGAGGTGGCAAAGGGCTAATAGTTTGCCCGCTATCTGTACGACAAGAATTTGTTGAGGATGCTAAAAATATCCTTGGTTGGGAGGTAGCCCCTAAGTTTATTCGACGTATCGAGGAAACAGAGGATAAGGATGGTATATACCTCACCAATTATGAAAGTATCAGAGATGGAAAGTTAGACCCTCGACACTTTCAGGTAGCAAGCCTTGATGAGGCGAGTATCCTCAGAGGTTTGGGAGGCTCTAAAACGTTCCGTGAGTTTATGAGGTTATTTACAGGTGATGCCGGACCCATGCAACAACGACGAGGAGCAGATAATATCAAATATCGATTTGTAGCCACGGCCACTCCCTCCCCTAATGATTACATTGAGTTATTGGCTTATGCTGATTTCTTGGGGGTGATGGATGTATCACAGGCTAAAACGCGTTTCTTTAAACGAGATAGCACCAAGGCAGATAAGCTCACCCTACATGCTCATAAAGAAGAAGAATTTTGGTTATGGGTATCCTCTTGGGGACTTTTTGTAACAAAGCCTTCTGATATTACCCAAAATGAAGAAGATGATATAGGGTATATCCTCCCTGAATTAGATTTGCGTTGGCATGAAATACCTACCAATCACTTAGACGCGGGATTTGATAAGCATGGACAAGGGCTTTTGTTTAAAGATGTAGCATTAGGTTTGCAAGCATCAGCCAAGGAGAAAAGAGATTCATTAGACGATCGTATCCAAAAGATGTTAGAACTCCGAGCAGAAGACCCTGAAGCACATCGTGTAATATGGCACGACTTAGAGAGTGAACGCAAAGCAATTGAAAAGGCTATCCCAACGCTAAAATCTATATACGGCTCACAAGACTTTGAAAAGCGTGAGGATATTATCAGAGCCTTTTCATATGGTGAGTTACAAGAGTTAGGAGCAAAGCCCGTGATAGCAGGTTCAGGGTGTAACTTTCAAAGGTATTGCAGCTGGGCTATATACTTAGGAATAGGCTATAAGTTCAACGATTTTATCCAATCTATACACCGCTTACAGCGCTTCCTCCAAAAGAACAAAGTACGTGTGGATTTAATATACACAGAAGCCGAGCGCAACGTTCGTAAAACCTTAGAAAACAAGTGGAAAAACCATAA